CAACTGAAGGAGGAAGTGGTTTATTTTCCCCTTGTTTAGTGCAGCTAATCAAAACCACAATAAAAATCGAACACCCCAATGTATATAAAAGTTTTGCTAACATATTTTAAAATCTTGTAATCCATTGTTTAGATTATATATTTTTACAGATTTTAAATCTTTATTTTTTCAGACATTAAAAAGCCACTCGATTGAGTGGCTTCACTACATTAAGCATGTAACAGCTTTTCAGCACCGGCGACCAAAATGCAGATAGGGTTTTTTTTTAGAGTTGTTTGATTTTTTATGTGACTCATCTAGAAAGAGATTATCAATTGCAAAAATACAATCATTAAAGATGTCTCTTTCTACTGGCAATTCATAGTGCTCACAGTATGCAGAGATGGCCGAAATATCCAAAGATAGCGGAATACCCTGCTCATATCGTCTAGATCGCGAAATAACGTTATATGCTGAGAGAATAGCATTTGAGGTATATGAATACTCGGGTTTCTCAATGACCTTAGCATTTTGAAGATTTAAGGCTTTTGCGATCGCTGTCTGCTTCGCGTTGTAGTCGCTCGCTTCTTCTTCTGAATTGAACTTGCACCAGTTGTAGAGTTGGAGGACTTTCCCACGACTTCATCCTTATATGAATCAGCTTCTTTCTGGATATCTTCAGCTTCTTGCTTTACATATAGCCAAATTGAAATGCCAATATCGCCCATGTTAAGAAGCTTCGTCGCATTTTCAGGTGAATACTCAGGTTCAGTTTCAACCACCTCACCGCCGTCAATCTTTTCTTCAAAAACTACGCCTTTCCAGTCTTCAATTAGATGACATGCAGCAGCTTCGAGAAGTAATTCGTGGTAAAGCTTGTCATCTTTTCCAGCCTTACTGACATCAAAACCTTTTGAGTTAATCTGATTATTCGCACGCTCAAGTGCAACTTGATATGGTTTATATCCAGATCCACGTATTTTAAACTCTGCTAAAACATTTCCTTCCGTGTCCGTATATTCTCGCCATTTGCTGACTGTTTTGCTTGTTTGAATAGTTACTTTTAAAGCCATATTGAACTCCCAAAAAAAGCAGCCATGAAGGCTGCTATCAGTCAAATTAAATTAAGGATTTGGATTAGGTGCCGGTGCTGGAATACGGGTAATTGTCGGCTCTTCATCAGCAACTTTATATTCAAACGAGGAGTTCAAAATATCGCTGTTTCCACCACTTGGCAAAGTCGCAGTAATTTCTGCTTTAGGAATAAAAATTTCATAAGAATTACCTAAAGTATCGGTAATTGGGACCTTCAATGAAATTGTTGCATTGGTGAATTGCTTTTCGTACATGTCTGAAGTATTTCGTGACCATGCAACAGTGAAAGAACCAGTACCAGCAGCAAGTGTCTCTAAAATAGCTCGGGCATTGATTCCTTCACCTAAGCATTTCTGTAACTTCATTGTGTTATCCCATTTGAATGAGAATGCAGTCAAGCAAGAGATACCAGCTTGAGAAACACCATCAATCAAGATTTCACCCACAGATACATTAGATAGCTTAGGGTTATTATCTGCTGGAGTTACTGTTCCAGCTGGAGGCGCTGAAAAGTTAGTTCGACCTAAAGCCATTAGGCCAAAAGCCATCGTAATAAATCCAGCTTCAGGAACTTCAATACTGAATGTATTTACATGACAACCTCGGAACACGTGGTAATCATTAACATCTTCAAAACCTCGAAGTACTGAGAATGTTTGGCGTAGTGCCCCACCAAAAGCAAGGACATTGGATGACCAACTATTAAAAGCTGCAGCAGCCATTAAGTCTTGTACAAGTTGGCTATATTTTGCCTCACACTTTAAGTCACCGGCATATTCTGCGCCTGTAATCATTGATGACCGAGCAATGCGCCCACTAGTGATAGACTTTGACTCTTCTTTAGAAACTGTGGCATCTAAGCCATTATCTGTAAATTCAAAGGTTGTTCGAGCAAACGGCGTTGGTGTAATACCCACCGTAGTTTCTCTTGCAATTTGCGTTATCTGACGTGCACCACTCGACATGGCTTTTACTCCTAACTGTAGGCATAAAAAAAGCCACCCGAAGGTGGCCGTTAAATTACTGGCGAAAAAAAACCGCCCGATGGCGGTGTGGTTTAGCTATTTAATAATTACTGATTCTTTCTGTGCTCTTCTTTTAGAGCTTCTATTTCTTTGTTACGGAATTTCTTCCCGCAATTAGAGCACTTCCATAAATGATTACCGTCAAAACTGTGACATGCTGTTTCTACTTGGTTGTGGCTGCAATTCACATCCTCTTTTTCATCAAACAAAGCAAAAGGTTCATAACCTGATATTGCTGGCTTCTCATTACTCATTCTGCCACCTCGCCTTCTAATCGCTAATCATTAATTGGTGGCAAATCTTGCCATTTAATAACTTTTTCACCATTGTCTACTTTGAAAAATCCACCATTGTAGTAACTGATATCAACAATTTCATAATGAGGCCCTTCTATAACAACGAGATATCGCCCTGCGCTTACTGGTCTCTCTTCTTTTAATATTTTCCACGTCATCTCAGTTCACCGTAAATCCAATTGTCACATTGTACTGCACAAAATCTCCATCTTTACCTGCATCAATCGATTGACCACTCCAGCATTTCAAATGTTGAACACTGTAATATTCAAAATGAGCAAGCAAAGCATCTCCTAGAATTGTTATTTCCTGGTCTCCAGTATTCGGTCTTGCAAAGCATTGAATCAAGATATTTCCTGTACGGCGGGTGCATGGTGTATCACCAAGCCCAGCGGTATAACTTGAACCGCCTTTAATCGTCAAACTACACCACAAGCCTTTAGTTGGCACTGTAAAGCCTGGTTGATTTGGGTACTTTATTCTTTCCTGAGTAATACCGTTAAAAGATTCCATACGGTCTATTATTACCAGTCTAGTTTCTTCTAAAGTCATATCCATATTAGCCACCATACTTTTGAGTAATATAAGTAAAAGTGGTGCTGTAGATGCCTAACGGTGCTTGATCTGACCAACCATTTTCTAAGCGTTCAGCATATGGTTGGTTGTTTTGAATAAAGATCAAACTGCCCAGCTTAAACTTAACAGCTTGAATAGCTGCATCCTGAACTGCATTTGTAGACGGCTCACGCACCCCATAGTCGCCAGATCCAACAGAAACAATATGCGATGCCCGATAAGCTCCTGTGTCCACTGGACTTGAAACAACAAGTGATTGAACTGTATCCATTGTGATTTTCTTCACATGTTCATCTGCACGTTTCTCAACCTCAAAACTAAAGCTGGTCGGCTTTACTCCCGTCCACCCCATGTTTTACCTCACTTGCTTCGAACATTTCAAAAAGGTCTTGAGCGATCGCTTGAATCGAATACGCTTCAAATTCTACACTCGGATCGCGCTCACCCATACGCCGTTTCACAAACTGCCAAACATGAACTGCTTCATGTAAAAGTAGTCCGTAAACTTGAATTTGATCTTTATCCGCTGTATCACCAATTTGGACAATTGCATATGCGCCGTCTGAATAAGAACTAACCTGAGCATCTGCCCCCATATCTAAAAATTGATCAGCTTTGCCCATATCTTCAAATAACAAATCCATATGTATTTGATTTCTAGCAAGTGCATATTTGACATGTTGAAACGGTGAAATGTACCACTCAGGCACATAATCAGTATTAACCATGGACTAACCTTTTAACTTGGCAAAGGCGTTTCGGTGGCCTCTCTACCATCAAATGAATTGTGAATAAAAATGCCACCTTCAAATCGAGGGTGGCACTCGCAATGTATTAATGAATGAGACTTAAGATCATCGTCAGGTATTACCTGAACGCTGTCATAAACTTCAAGTGCAGTCCAAGTTATTAAACTTTCCTTAACTGACATTTCCAACTTGCACCAATTGGGTCCTGTTTAATATGCATGATTCGAAAGGTACCTTGCGCAGTGTTCCATTCATCATTAATCTTTGGCTCTTTTGTAACTTCATTCTGCAGCACAGTAGCTTTTTTATCTGTGGCCAATACTCCAAGTGTCAAAATTTCATATTGGCTATATGAACCAAACAAAACCCCTCGACCTTCATACCGCTCAACAATGTCTTCTGAAGTATTCGTTTTAGGATTCCAATTCGTACTAACAACGCGGTCACATGTAAAGGGATGAACGGCATCCGCCAGATCTTCATTAAATGCTTCAGCGATTTCTGCCTGAATTTCGTCACGTAAACCCATATCATGCCCTGTAAAGTGGAATGCCAAACCCATTAAAGCTTGCATTTGGATCTTTCAAATCCAGCGAATCAATATAATCAATTGCAATTTGTTCATAGCTAGAAATAGCAATGGAACCTTCCTGGTATTCCTTTTCAGACTCTACTGAATCAGCTTTGACTTTCTTTCGTTTTAATTGCTGCTCTTTGCCGTTATAAACAACCTTAGCAACAATACCCTTAACAATTTCACAAGCAGCATCTTTAAGCAGGGGATCTAAAGGATCTGGAACAAACCCTATTCGGTTTTTCATCCAAACGTTTGCTAACTTAACCAGACGTGCTTTATCACTGTCCGGTGCAAAATCGCTGCCCAAAATTGAATTTGCATCATCTACAGTGATAAAGCTCATATCATTATTCCTTCGGGATTAATTTAAGAAGTTCTGCTTTATTTGCGGATGGTTTATAGCCAATGTTTTTACTAGCTAAATACTCTTTTAATTGATCATTAGACCAATTTTCATAATCATTGGTTGTTGTTTCATTTGCTTGAGCCATAACAGAATCACCCGCTTCAATTTCAGCGATTCGAGCTTGCATTGCTGGAACGTTATTTTTAAATGCATCAAATTCAGCTTGGATGCTTACCACTTGTTCTTCAGCTGCCTTGGTCGCATTGCCTGCCTGTACCACAGCATCTTTTAAACGTGAATTTTCAGAAATTAACTCCGAACTATCACCACTAGCTTGTTCTAAGATTTCGATTTTCTGTTTAAGTTGAGTGTTTTCTTCCGTCACTTTAATACACTCAGCTTTTGTTTCATCAATGACCTCTTGCAGCTCTGGGGTAATTCCCACAGCGACATTTACTGTGGCCAAAGTCGTTTTTGCAGGCTCTTCCAATTTGCGAACTTCAACGGGAATATCCAAAGCTTCATAATCATTTTTAATTTTTGCATAGTCACCATAAATGATTACTTCTTCAGCACTACGATTTGGATTTTCATAATAATCAGGATTCGCAATAGTCCCAACTTCTAAAGCTGCTGCTGCGGCAATACGCGTATAGATTAGCTTCATGACACTTTTCTCTTAATAATAAAAAAGAGGGCGAAATAGCCCTCCAATACAGTTAGGTGTTTAAGGTTTTAAGGCGTACCAGACAAATCAAGCAAAGTACCAGCGGTCATTTTGTTGCTCGTTGCATGTTTCAGCCAGTTTGCACTAGAACCCAATAAAGAAAGATCAGGATTAATACCTTTGGTTGTATCCCAGCTATATCCAAGAAGATCCAAGTTGAAGGTACCTTCAGCACGCATACCAATAGCAAAGTTTTCTTCATCATTAATGTCATAAGCTCGGAAGCCTGGCACTTGTGATTCTGTGACAGTCACAGCTCCCACTTGCAGACCAAATGCATCATCATCGCCTACTGCATCAGTAACCAATACTGGCTTACCTAAAGTACCTGGTAAACCACCATAGATAACGATTTCAGATTCGCCATAAATCTGCTTAGTGATTGCATCATCAACAATATCGAAATAGGTGTCTGAGTTCATTACCCACAAACTAATACGGCCAAACTTATCGCCAAACTTACGCATTCCTTTAGTTAAAGCTTTACGACCATCTACTGCGATACTGCCTTTTGCAACCATATCAGGATTGCTTGTAATTGCTGCTTTCAATGAAGCCAAGCTGTACTGTAAGCGTCCTGCAACCAGGGCATCCGCCAAATCATAACCAAGAATCATTGCGAACTCTTCAGGTGTACGAGCACGGCGCTTAAATGCTTCTTCTGTAGAAGCATAAGGACCATATTTATAGGGAATTTTCACCCCTACAGATTCACCAGCACCAATTTTTTCAGGATTAACTTTAGCATTTGAGTTCACATCACGATGCTTGATACTCCCCCCCACTCGATAAAATGAATCTTTGCTAAAGTCACCTTCAATGATTTCGTTGCGATAAACAATCGCTCCAGCAGATGCCTCATTAAAGACATTCAAATTATCTTGCAAACGCTCTAAATAAGCAGTTTGTGCCAATTGGTTGTAGATGATCATGTCGCTATTAACAGTAGTAGTCATAACTGCTTATCTCCAAAATATTTAATGATTAGTTAGGTAGTTTTAGGAAAGCTTCTTGGCCATGTTCTTTGATGTACTCGGCTCTTTGAGATACTGACATCTCGCTGCGCTTCATACCTGCAGGTGCTCCACCTTTGCCCCCGCTTTGGAAACCACCGCCATTTCCTTTACCACCTTTAAGAATTAAGTCTTTATGCTGATATCCACCAACTAAGGACTCTAAAGCTTCATCAACATTTGCAAGTTCACCAGGACGAACACGTGAATAAATCTTTTCGCCGTTTTGATCGTACGCAACGACTTTTCCATCTTCGATTTTGAAGTGCTGACCAAATGTGGCCTGAACCATATCTACTGGTACCGCAATGTTGTCTTGAATGTACTTAGAACGAGCAAAACCACCGCCGATAAGCTCTTTATGTAAAGAAGCTTCTAGTGCATCACGTTGCTGAACGATTGGAGCATATTTGTCTTCAACAGCTTTAATAGCTTCAGCTTTGACTTTCTCAACTTCACCAGCATCCACCAGTTTTTTATCGTCAAGATTTTGCACTGTCTGAATTGCTTTCTTAGCTGCTACAGGATCATCAATCCCTTCAAAAGCCTTTAAAGCTTTTTCTGCTGCTTCTTTCGCTTCACGATGTGTTTTAGCTTCACCATTTAAGCGTGCAATTGTCGCCACAGAATGTGCAGCATCGTGTGGCATTTCTTTGCCATCATCATGGACATAGATAGGTTTATCACCTTCTACTTCCGCATAAACTTTACCGTCGATTGTTACTGTTTTAAGTTTCATAAGTCATCCGACCCTTTTCCTAAAATGAGCATCCGCTCGTTACGCCTTATTCATCCGAAATTAAGGCAATAAAAAAGAGCCTTTCGGCTCTGTACTAATAAAATTAAGATGGATAATTAATACCCACACATCTTTCTATCCCTATTAACTTCTTTGACACTGTTTGGCGTAAATTTCTCAACTAACGTTTTAACTTCAGTTTGATTGAAGTTATTTGAGTAGATATGAGGATACGAATTAGCAAGTTTTTGCTTCATATCAAGTGAAAGCTTTAACATGGCTGCCTCGCCTACTAATGTCATCCTTGCAGAATTACTGGCTAATGTAAGGATATTTGAGTTCATAAGCTCAACTACTTCTTGTGTCCTAAATGGCAGCCAAATTGTTTCTGATTGTTGAATAAAAAATTGAAGAAGGACAGCTTTTTCTTGATTCGTAAGATTCTCAATTTTTTGCTTTATCCTTCTGCCGACTTGTTTTTTGAAACTATTATTACTCAATGAATCACGTATGTAATTAATTATAGATTTAGTACAAAGCACTAAAATTGTAATTGTAGAAACAAAGAAAATTAGGCCAACATAATATTTATACTCTGATTTTATCAGTGCATATCCTGTTAAATCTGCTACTCCAAAGATATTGTAAGACAACAGGCCTGAAGCAATAGCAACAACATAAAGAAGGATATTATGCGTTCTAAAAACATCCATACCAGCTTTAATTAAATTTTCCATTACAAGTATTTATATAAATTTCTAATAAAAAATAATTTATCATAAAACTATAACTTCAACTCCTTAAATGTCTGTTCATCTAACTTTCGTAGTTGGTCCAATGTATAAAGTCGCCCATCAGGGTCAAAGAACTTATCAAAATCAAACTTCCCCTCTTTGAATAGTTTGTAACGCTTTGGCCCTAACCATTCTTTCTGGAAAAAGTCATCAGTCTTGCTAAAAAACTCTTTGAAAGACGTTTTTGCATCTAACTGCCCAATTAATTGGCTTCGCTCATCCTTCGGAATGTCTTTTACTCGTCGCTCATCCATTACAAATGGACGTTGACCAGATAAACCTCCATCTTTTTCTACTGGCACCAATATGCTGCGGCAATGTGGATGTAAAGGAGGTACACGTTTGGCTGGGTCGTTTATTTCCCATATTGAACCATCGAGAGAGGCACATAACTTAGAAGTTCGACCATCTAAGACACTAACAAATCGGACATATTCAAAACCTATCTTGTTATAGCTGGATAAATAGGCTTGATTGGCAACATGGCTTCGTACTGTTCTAACCGTACGATCTATATCAGACTTGGTACCATTTAAAATACCATCCTCATAATTAAGCCGTTTTGTACCACGAATACGCTGAACAATTTCCTGATTCGTTTTGCCTGTGCTAATTCCATCACGAATAGCATATTCAACTTTTTGCCGTGCACTGTCAGCTATCCTAGAAAGCAGGTCATCTACTAATGCACCGCCAGTAAGGGGAACCTTTTTAGCTGCAGAATAAAGCTTTTCACCCTCAGGCTTTTTGATCTTACTGCCGTATAACTTAGCCATATAATTGGCTTCATAAACAGCTAGAGCGGTTGCTGAAAGTGCAAAAGCTTCGGGTAATTTAGTATTTACACTTGTAAACCATTGATCTATTAGGTCCTTAACTTCTCTGAGGCTAGCAGTAGTATATTTACCTCCAGCTAAAGCAATTTTCTCTGAATCATTGAGCTCATCCAATAAATCACGAAGCTTAGATAACATTGCATTCGTATCATCATTAAATAAGCTTAGTAATTCATTTACAGTTTTTGAAGAAGCTCGATAAAGATATGCTTGGTGCTGTGTGAGAGCTTCAAAAAGATTCTTTATATCTGCTGCCATCTCACATTACCTATTGATTTACTGTCCCATCATTTTCTGATTCGACATTAACTAGCTCTTCTTTATATTTTTGTTTTGGGAACATTCCTGTCTGGTTGTATTCCCACCATGATTTAAATGAAGCTCGACCTTGAAGTGCAGCCTCATACAATTGACGAGCTAGTTCAGCTTGGTACCCTTGCTTATTAAATTCCTGACTGA